CCAGAACTAGTGGTGCTATTTTGAATCCTAATATGGTCTTATTATTTCAAAATGCAGAGTTAAGAAATTTCACCTTCAATTATACTCTAAGACCAAGAAATGAAAGTGAAGCAATAACAGTTAGAAAAATAATTAGGATGTTTAAACAATCAATGGCAGTAAGAAGATCACAACCTTTTCTTTTCTTATTAGCACCTAATGTTTTTAGAGTCTCATACCATATGGCAGGGGAGCGTAAAGCTGACCATAAATCAATTGGAAAATCAAAATTAGTTGCCCTGAAAAGTTGTAACGTTGATTATGCCCCAGATGGAAGTTATATGACATTTAATGACGAAGCTTCTACAATGACTGCATATAATATAGCACTATCATTTACTGAACTAGAACCAATATTTTATGATGATTATGAAGAACAAGGAACACCACCCGACGCAATAGGTTACTAAAATGGCAAATTACTTTAAGAGATTACCAAATATCAAATATCAAGATCTCAATGATTTAAATTCACCTGAGACAAAATTTGATGCAAAAAATATTTTTAGAAGAGGAAAACTCAGAGAAGATATTTTAAATCAAACAACTTTCTTTGAAAATTATTTCATCTTAGGTGATGAAAGACCAGATCAAGTTGCCGACAAAATTTATGATGATCCAGATTTGGATTGGGTAATTTTAATTACTAACAATATTGTGAACATTCAAGAAGAATGGCCTATGGAAACGAATTCTTATAATAATTATCTTCTAGAAAAATATGGAACATATGAAGCAATATATGAAATTAGTCATTATGAATCTAAAGAGATTAAAGATTCTAGTGGAGTAGTAGTTCTACCAAAGGGACTTACAGTTACTGAAAACCATGTAGTAGAGTATTTTGATCCTAATACTGAAACCCATGTAATTTTTGAAGACTGCTCTAATGAGGTCACAAATTATATGAAAGAAGAAAGAATACAAGAACAGAAAAGAAGTATCAGAATTTTAAAAGCAAAATACTTAAATATAGTCTTCCAAGACATGGAAGAAATCATGACATACGAAAAAGGTTCTACTGGATATATCAGCAGAACCCTTAAAGATACAGAATCAGTTTAACCTAGAAGTATCACTCTTCTTCAGCAAGTTTCTGGAAGAATGATAGTGCGTCATCTTCTTCAGAAGTATTTTCTAGAGAAGGTAGAGCAGGTTCTTTGTCTCCAAACTTAGGTGTAAAGGAAGTTGTTTCTTCACCACGATTTTCACGACGGAATTGCTCTTCCTCTTCCATAGTTTCTTGATCTTGGAAACGGGGAGTTCCTTTGTTGCCAAGAACATAATCAAGACGTTTCTTTAGATCTTCATATGACTTGAATTGATCTGCAGCAACCAGAGAAGAAAGAGAGTATTCCTTTTTCCAGACTGCTTCTAGTGCATCGTCATCATCAAGAAGGGCACCAGGACGATCAAACTCAGAAGAGTCATAGTTCCAATAACCTGCAACTTTCTTGATCTTCAGTTTGAAGTTTGCACCCTGCCAGAAGTCGAAAGGATTGATTGGTTCCTCATCTTCAAATTCAGGTTGCATTGATGCCATGATCTTATCAAAGATCTTCTTACCAAATTTATACAGGAAGACCTGACCTTCGTTAGAAGGATTTGCTTTGTCCTGCACAACATAGATGTTGGCATAGTAGGACAATTTACGCTTCTGTTTGCGTACAGTTTCTTTATCTGCTTCATTACCACTGTTCCAGAGTTCACGATTGTACTCGGAGACAGGATCCTTACCACCATTAGTGGTCAAAGAGTTTTCAATATACCATCCACCAGGACCTTGGAATGCATGTGAGTACATTTTTGCCCAAGGAAGTTCTTCACCATCAGGAGCAGGAAGGAAACGAATGACAGCATAACCATTACCAGACTTATCAAGTTCTGGCTTCCACAGTCGATCATCACTATTACTATTAGTATTGAGTTTCTCTACTTCTTTAACTAGTTTGGCAGTAAGATTGCCTAGAGAAGACTGTTTCTTTAGATTTGAAAAGGACATTCGGATTACCTCGGTTTGTTTGTATTTTGGCTTGTGTGCTCTGCCATTATAGCAGGCATTCTATTTAGTGTCAATCGATTTCCTTGATCAATTGCTCCTTGAGATTGCCAACCAACCTTGTCATGTTAGCAAAGAGTGCGTTCATGTCAACGTCTTCAGGAAGACCCATCATGGATGCAGAATCTTGAATCCTCAACTTCATATCCAGTGCTGATGGATCATCTGATAGTGCGAGTCGCATATAGAGAATTTTTTGCTTCTCCATAAGCGTCTCAAGATCATTAATATGTCTAAGTTTACCTTCTCTATCCAAACTTGGAAAGATAAACACATTTGAATATACTTTTTCTTGTAATTTGGAAATATCTTCCATCTCCTTTTGTACAAGTTCTGAGTCAAAAAAACTCATAGTACTATCTCCTTTAGGATTTTTTTATACTTAAATACATCGATATTTAGAAAAGGAATATATTTCTTGATCCTAAGACTTGTTAGTTCCCATACTGGATCCTTTAAAGACTTATCGAAGTGATTCTTATATCCTAAGATCTTTTCCAATATTACTAGGGTTTCAATCGAAATATCACCACATAAATGCTTCTTTAGAATGATTGGATGACCACTCTTCACGGAAAACAATGCATCAAAGTTTTTATTTTCAACGAGATTTTGTACTTCCTCCTTGAAAATATACGACATAGATTGATTTCTCTTCTGCCACTTAGTATAATTCGTCTGACCAGAACGAATGATCTCACCAATCCATAAGGTCTGTGGATCATCACATGAAATAAAGTTAGAAACAAAAAAGTCCCTAACTTCATCATCATTCTTCTGTCTAGAAATTTTTTCAAACCAGTACCTATCTTTCCTCTTGTAGAAAGACTGAAGAGAGGCACGGGTTTTACCACAATACTTATGGTAGTCATAAGAATCTTTTGTGAAATGATTCTTTAAACCAAGATAAGTTTTATAACAATCAAATGGAGTCATCTTCAACATAATATTTTGAAAAACCCTTCGTGCGAAAAAATTTTGGGGATTTTTTTTCGACCTTTTTTGGAACTAAAAGTCGATTTTCAAATTGCGAGTTTAGCTCTACTACTTCTCTTGAGGAAATTAAGTTCTATTGCTTCGTATTTAATTTTTTCTTTTAACGGTTTTGAGATTAGTTTAGGAATAGACTCTACATCTATTTTATTTTGTTCACAGAAATGCATTACACTATCAATGTAATTCATATCAGAATTTTTTGTATAAATTTCTTCAATATCCTGTGAAACTTTTGCCTGAGAATAAAATTTACTTTCTAGTTCCTTTTCTAACTCTTCGTTTTCTTTCTTCGGCATAACATCGGAAAAGATCGATAACATATAATAAAATTAGTTCATGAAAACATTATAACATTAGATACTTCAAAGGTCAAGACAGTTTATCTTCGACAAACTTTCTAATATACTTGGTCAACAGACGAATATATTTTTCCTTATCGTACTCTTCATATACTACTACTTCACCATCTTCACATGACATGATGATGACAAATTTTTTAACTGACAGTCCAGTTAATTCGTGGAGCATACACGCATAGGCACAACACTGCACAAAGTAATTATCAATCCACGCTCTAGGTTTCGGTGCTTTAGAGGTTTTAAAATCTATAATTGAAAGTTCACCGTCAAATTCTGCGATACAATCAACAGTCCCTGCAATGCCTAAGTACTTACTATATAGGGACCTTTCCAGAGCGTAAATATTATTTATACGTTTTAATTCATCTTTTGCAGATAGATATAAAAATTCTGATAATGGTTGTACTGAACCACTAGGTAATTCTTGATTAAGGAGAAAGTTTTCTACAAGAGTGTGCATATCAGTGCCCCGACTGGTTGCTTTTCTTGTAATATTGTTTGCTTTCTCTTCACCAACTCTCTTTCTCCACTTCGCAAAGACTTCTCTATTGAAATGACTTGTTATAGAAGTGATTGATACTAGTTTTAGAAGTTCTTCTTCGTCAGGGACGTTATAAAATCTAACACCATCAATAGTCTCTCGGGTGAGATCTGGTAGATCAATGTCAATGTGATTAAAATTCATGATAAGGGCATTTTCCTCTTAAATTTTTGTCAAATAAAACTTCTTTTAAAAATTTTGAATCTTCTGATAGAACTTCTCTTCTCTCTTCAAGAGCTTCAAACATACTATTAGTTGATTTTTTCTTTTGGAGAATTGGTTTGTCATCCATATTATCAGTGTAGAAACGAACCCGATAAAGTGGATCACCTCTTTCAATCATAACTCCTTCTTCAGTGGGTTCATATCTGATACCAAGAGAAGTTGTTCTTGGATGGTTAGCAATATTAAACCATCCTCCAATAGCAACAAAATTATTAATTGCATATGTTTGAGGATGATCTAAAAATTCAAACCAAAGATACTCTTGCTTGAAAGATGTCCAGAAAAATGAATTGATGAATGACAGTTGAACAACATGACAGTCGTCATTATCTAAATCACTTACAGAAAAGAAGATATTGTCATCACCATACTCTTCATCTACATCATTCAAATTAATTGAAACACAACGTTCTTCATTGATTTGATACTTTAGGATATTATCTTGACACTGAAGTGAAAAATCTACAGGAGAATACCCAACAAAAGTTCTATCAAACATATGCCCCCAAACAGGACATTGACTATAAGTATAATCTAGATGAGAACCACGATCCTCATGCTCAATTACATTTTCATCATAAAAACTGATAGGATCATAATAAACATCATACTTCATAGGATACCCAATTCATTCTTTGCAACGATGTATTCTCTACACAAACCAGATCTTACAATATCATCAGCATCAAACTCAATAATATCAACTGATGGCATTTGCTCCAGGATCTTCATGAAGTCAACGATTCCATTCTTCTCATTGGTTTTTACCAAGTCACTTTGACTTGCATCACCACAGAACATAATCTTACAGTTGTCCCCAACACGTGTGATAATACTATCCAGTTCATGATAGTTCAGATTTTGGAATTCGTCAATAAGGAGGATAGCATTGTCAAATGTAGTACCTCTAATAAAAGATGTGCTCCAAAAACTAACGGTGCCTTGAGTTTTCAAATTGCCATACAGCATTTCAAACTCAGCATCAGAAGGCATTTGGAACATGTATTTGACCATGTTCTTATATGGAATTTGATAGAGATTTGATTTATCATCATGATCTCCAGGAAGAAAACCAATCTCTCTAGTTGCTACCAGAGATCTAATCACATATACCTTTTCGTATGGTGTGAATTGATTTAAAACTTCTTTGATTGCATGGTATAAAGTGATAAAAGTTTTACCAGTTCCTGCAGTTCCGTATGCAACAATATGCTTACCCTCTTCATAAGAATTGAATAACTTCTTCTGATTTTCTGTAAGTGGATCAATATCTAAGAGATGATCAGTATTAATAGGTTTTTTTCCTTTCAATGCCTGACGATGATACTCTGAATTAATTCCAACATTTTGTTGGTTGTTTCTTTTTCTTCTAGCCATATCAGATCTTTAGATTTTGTGCTCCAGGTTGTCCTGATGCTCGTTCTAGAACTTCATTCCATCCTGGTTTTGATTTTACAAGTTTGTCTTTCCACTCACCAACTGGTTCAAGTCCCAGTCCAGGTGAATTTTCTGGAGTATAGAACCGTTCCCAGTCTGGGTTATCTGTTTTCCACTGATCCCATTCGTGAATGCTCATCTTCACTTCTTTGGTTTCACCAGTCTCCTTATGTTTTACAGGATATGTTGCCATAATTATCAATGAGTGTAGTTTATTTAGATCTTAATCCAACGTTCGTTTGCAAGAGTCCATTGGACAACTTCTTTGACACGTTCTCGGATATCTTTTGGTTCCCAACCCATTGCTCGCATTTTTTCACCAGACAATGCATAACGTAGATCATGTCCAGGACGTGCAGAATGGAAGTCAACCATCTCATACTTAAGTTCTTTACCCTGAGCATCAGCAATCATCTGTGCAAGTTGAAGATTGTTCAATTCTTCTGCACCAACAATGTTAAACTTGGGACATTTTGCACCACCCCAAGTGTAAGATTCTACGTTCTTACTGAGTAGGAATAGAAGTGCATCAGCAACATCTTCAGCATGGATATAGTGTCGTGAACCAGGGATTTCCTTAGTTGGATCACTAT